TCTAAAAATCCTATCGTATCGGAAATTCCTTTTTGGTAACCATTGAGCTTACAAGCCCAGCAAGCTGCCAACATTAACACAATTTGTACCACATCATAAAATGTAAATGTTACGTGTTCCATTGTTTTTCTCCTTATAATTAAATTTGGGATTCATACTTTTAGCATTTCATCCAAATCATATTCTTCATTATATACGAACCAATCGGCTTGCTTTTGTTTAAGCGTTTTGAATTGGTCATGTTCAATTAAAAATTTAGCAACAAGACTTTGTTCTAAACCATATGCTTCGATTTCCCATGGCTGATCCCAGTATGAAATATCGTCTCCATATGTTTCACCTCTATATACTGTTACATATTTTGATTTCTTATACCTATCCTTCATTTCTCCCTTTGCCATCTGTTTAAGATGAACCATCTCATGGGCAAGGATCAAAAACATATGTATTTTTGTTTTTATTCTTTTGATCTCTATATTGAATGTTCTAGGTAATGGTAGCCCTTCATCTTCATAATCGCAGTAACCTCCGGCATCAAGCTTATCCTTAATGTGGATGGTCAATGTTATATTTTTACTTAGTTGTGAGGATAATAGTTTTTCGGCAAAAAAATTAGCCGCCATCTTTAATAGCTTAGTTAGTTGATTGTCTTTTGCTCCTCTAACCATTACTATCATAACTTTTCCTTTGTGGCTACTTTTTATTTATAACTTTAAATTCTCCCAAATCTTTCGACATAGTTATAATTTGATTGGATTGAAGATCTTGAAGTTCTTTTAAATCTGCAATATCAAATGGTATAGGAGATTCTTCAGCCATATGAAGAATATTACCTTGAGCCATTGCTTTGAGATTGTGTCCTGCTAATCTGCTACCTGAAAGTTTTTGCATATTAAATCCTAATCTTTGAAAAGTCTCTCTTGTTGCTAAAGATGCCATCTAATTCACGTACCGCTGCCTTGTTCTGTCTAGGAACTTCGTTACGAATACCAGAATCAGTGATACCTTTTTGTGCCGATTGTTCTAGATCATATAGTTTCATCTTTGCCCTATCAACACCAATAACGAATCTCTTGTTTTGTGTAGGATCATTATATCTATTCTTCAACTGCTTAACCATCAACTGATTCAATGCTTCCATTTCTTCTGTGGATATCAAAGCAAACATAAAGTCTACTGTTGCAGGCAAGCCGAAAGATTCGGAAGTATCTGTCAATTCTACATCTGTGTTACCATACCCACTTCGAGTAGTCTGTGTAGCTGATAGGATAGGAACATTTTCTTCCACTGCTAATCCTCGAAGTTCTTCAGCAATAGATTTAATCAAAGTGTAGGAATTAATATTTGCCCCACCTTTGAATCTGGAGCTTGCACAAATATTCAAATAGTCAATAACAATTAAAGCTGGCTTAAACTGCTTCTTTAGTTGCAATTCATTTAACAAGGATTTAAAATGTCCACTATGTGCGCCAGCAGTAGGATATTCTTTAATGATTAAAGAGCCTTCTGTCTTGTTTCTAATTTTTTCAATTCTACTATCGAACAATGCTTTAGGCAAATCCTTAAGCTGATCCATAGTAATGTTCATCAAGTTTGCATCAATACGTTCCGCAATACGTTCTTCTGCCATTTCTAAAGTGATATACAGAACATTTTTACCTTGAGCTAATACCGATGCTGCAACGTGACACATAAACAAAGACTTACCAACCCCTGTGCCTGCCAAACAAACATTCAATGTCTTATTCGGCAATCCGCCATTAGTAATTTTGTTAAAGTAGTCTAGATCAAAGGGTATGCGAGATTCTTGGCGATGATAGAATTCATACCGACTATCTGCACTTTCAAGATAATCATGCCCAACATTGTTGTCGAAGCACACTCCTAATGCGTCTTGTAAAAGCTGCGGAATTCCATCTTCAGATTGCGCTTTGTCTCTACCATCTATGATTGCGATAGATGATAGGATAGCATTATAGATTGCTTTGTCTTTACAGAATTTTTCTGTTTCCTTATACAACCATTCTTTATTGTGGTCTGTAGGATCGAGGTCATGGATATATTCCACAACCTCTTTATATTGATCTTCGTTTAAAGCCTTATCATTTTGAACAGCAATAACCAACGCATCTTTGCTAGGTATTGCATTATAATCATCTATAAACTTACTGATCTTTTCATATATTATTCTTTCATTATTATCCAAGAAGTAATCCCGTTTTAGAAACGGAATTACCTTTCGCATAAACTCATCGTCATTCGCCAGATTCTGGAGAATTACTTTTTCGATTTTCGTGCTCATCCAATGCCTTTTGTAGTATATCTTTTATAATAAAATTAATCACTTCATCAAACTCACTGCCGGCAACATCTTCAACTACCATACCATCTGGCGCAGAAAGAACAGTATAATCTAATTCTAAAGATTGGTTACCATCGTTCTGATCTAATTCATTAATAGAAAATGTAGTATTTTCAAACTTACCATCTAGAATTTTAACGCCCCAAATTTCTTTATCGTCGGTTCTAATTACCCACGGGTCATACTTCACTTGCATGCTCGAACTCCTTGTTTATTGAACCTCCAGACATCTCAGTACCCACCATATCAATTGACGCTACTTTATATTGACCCTCAATATATTCACGGAATCGTTTAGATGAAATAATAGGCATCCAGAACTCTTTTGTGTATGTATCTTTGATACGATATTTCTTGTCCTCAACCTCTCCGGTCTCAGGATCTACTTTTGAATACCATCCATTAGATGGCTTAACAACAAACTTACCTTCAAGTGCTACATCAAGCAAGCCCGACCAAGTACTAATACCACCTTCGAATGTTACTTCGATTGGTATCTTAGACTTCTCACGAACAAAGCGAGATTTTTCAACATTCATAATAAAGTTATATCCAACAACATCAGTGCCATCTTTTTCTTGTTGGCGACCGATAATAAAAATGTTGTCTGCAGAATAATAAATGCCCGTACCGCCAGACACAATTTGTTTAGGATACAAACCAATTTCTGCATAGGTATGATTAACAACAACCATTGGAATATCTTTAATATTCAAGTGAGGTGTAACCATTCTAAACAAAGATTTCATTTGCTTTGCTCTGGTCATGTCTGCAACAGACTTACCTTCAAGTGCATCATCAACTTCTTTCTTAGAAGCAAGGTTACCGACAGAATCAATTACAATTATAATATGATCGCCGCGCTCAATCTGATTAATTTGAGACATAATATCAAATTTTAATTGTTCAATATCTGTTATAGGTGTATGAAGTACTCGGGAGGTATCGATCCCGAAACTATCGAAATAAGACTGAGGACTGCCGAACTCAGAATCATAAAATAAAACCATAGCATCTTCATATTTGTCCAAGTAAGATTTTGCAAGCAATAATGAGAACGCTGTTTTAAAGTGTTTAGAAGGACCTGCAAAAACAGTTAATCCTGGGATCAACCCACCTTCTAAACTACCAGACAGCGCGACGTTAACCATCGGAACAGAAGTCTGAATCATATCTTTCTTGCTAAAGAATTTTGATTTATTTAGAATTTCTGTTTCTTTGATTGTAGAATTTTTCTTCAATTTGTCAAGTAAAGACATAATAACTCCTTAAGTGTATTTCAATATTATATAGCATAATGCAATTTTAGTCTAGTCATTTTTGCCGCATTTTGCTCTTTTATCTTTGGTTAATTTACCAAAGTCAACTTTCCATTCAGAACCAGGTTGAAGTTCTGTTCCACCTTTTGGTGTAGCAAAATTAATTCCTGATTGGTGTATGATATCATACGTAACGCGTGCACGATACTTTGTTAGATCATTTCCTAAATTAGGATAAGGGGCAACGTGTGGAAATATCCAACCTGCATACTCACCTGTTTTATTATTAATTACAATTTTGTAGTATGCGTGAGGTACAACAACTCCAGATCCAATCTTTTTATCTTGGTCATTATAAATTCCGCCACCGTAAATTGTAAACGGTGCATTCAATTGAACTGCCCAACCACGTACAGATGTTTCTAGAAGTTTCCAAATGCCTCTATTTAATGAGCCGGCTTGGGGAAACATATTTGTCATAAGGAATGATTCATATTCAACTTGCTGATCCCACGACAAATCACCATCGGGAACAACATGACCTTTATCATATCCTGTTCCAGCATAGTCATCTGGTTTAGGTCCATTTTTTATAGATTGATCTGCAACAAAAGCGTTTGTTCTTGCAATACAACCAAGTGCATTTGCAGGTAATAGCGTATAGGCTACATATGCAGGTATTTTTGCTGCGGGGTCATATGCTACAAGATATGCTTGACGGCAAATTGGGGATAGTGATTTCTTAGTATCAGCAAATCCATATGGAGAATGTATCTTACATTCATTTACTGGCAACGGTTGTCTTTGTTCCCAGGCGTGTGCAGTTAATCCTGCAAACATTGCTAACGCAATTAATATTTTTTTCATCCGAATAATCCTTCTAATGTTGCTTGTGGTTTAGCAGACCAACCGATACCATGTAATATTGTATTCATAGGTTCTAAAAAAGATTTATCAAACATTGTCTCATAATCTATAAACTTTAGTAGATCTAATTCAAGGGGTATTACAGTATTGAATGCTATACAATTTTCGCCGATAGTATTAGGTTCCTTTAAATAAACGAACTTGATCTTATCGCCCTCTTTAATTTGCTCATATTTTTTATCTAAGCCATGTTTCTTAGTATAGAAATTATAAAGCAAGGCACCTCTGACATGCATCGGAGTTCCTCCTTTATATATATTAGCCTTATCAGTATATTTCCCTATGCCGTTAACACCTCGGGGAAAAGATATGTCTTCTGCCTTTAATTTTCTATACTCTGTCTCAAAGTCCATAATATACTTTTGAAGTGTATCTTGATCTGAAGTCAAAACCATTTTAACAGCTTTTCGCAAACCTTCTCTGATTGGTTCGGGTGTAGATGATCTGACAATTTCTAATCCCATTACCTTTAGCTTAGGTTCGGCATATGTGACACCTTCATTGTTATACACATTCAATGCATATCGTTTCTTCGCAACCCACACACCTGTCTCTGCGATTGCTTCTCTCTTAAATGAAATCTTATTATCAAATGCATTAGTATACTCAGATATATCACCACATACTTTGTTCAACACTTCTTGAATCTTAGTCTCACAAATTTGATCTAGTATTTCAACAATCTTTTGCGGTTCTTTACCTTTATAATATTTTTCTACAAGAGGTGCGAAGGTAACATAACAAGAATCAGTATCAGAATAGAATGAATACTCAAAATCTTTTGTGCCACATATCTTATTCAAATACGCATTTAAGGCAACACCAACTTTCTGAATAATATACTGACCTGTTAAAGTAATACCTTCTGCTACTCGGTCATCATAAAATCTAAAAAACTCATTTGCCATCGCGCCGAATAACGAATTCATCTGAATCTTTCGAGCCATCTGAAAATTATTATACTTAGATATTTCTTTTAGCCATATTGGATCTTTTGTTTCTTCATACTTGGCTTCTGCAGATAACATCAATTTCTTATACTGTTTTCTATCATCAAATAACTTTTGAACGATCTCAGGAAATATACCTTGCTTATCATTGTTGTAACATACACCATTTGATGCCATACAAATGTTCTTTCCTTCTAAGTCCGAAGTATCAACTTTACCTTCAAGTAACTCGCTTACTTTAATGTCTAAATAATTTCTCTCCTGCGACATTGTTTCTGGCGACATATTATATTGCATAATAATTGAAGGATATAGACTTGTCGCATCAAAAGAAACTACCCAATCATATTTTCCTGGTCTGGGAGTTTGTACATATGCTCCTGCAATTTGTCTGCCTTGACTACGCTGATTCTGATGAACCATAATATTTTTCTTGAGCAATTGATTGTAAAGAATACAATCCCAAGTTCTTACTGCTGAGAAAATATCTACATAATTACATTTCGCATCATATGCCATTGTGAGAATCAACTCAATGAGTTTCATCTTTTCTTCTAGCTCGTCTACAAGTTCACAATCAATTACGTTATAACGAACAAACTTCGGCCAATTACCTTTCCAGAATTCATTGAACGAAGGAAACTCATCATAGTTCAATTTCTCTTTACCAAGTTCTACTTTGGCAATGTGATCCAACTTGTATGATTCCTGATT